TGAACCTTGGAGTGAAGCTAAAGCATCTGCTGACTGTTGTTCTTGCATTGCTTTCTGCATAGCAAACTGTTCAGGAGTTCCACCATAAGCGTCTGTTTGAATACCTAGTCTACCTTGAGCAGATAAACGATTATCTAGTTGTTGTTGCTGACGAGCCTGTTCAGGTGCTCTCAAGGCTGTCATTTGTTGCATAAGTCCTTGAGGGGACATACTACCTAACGCACCTGCGTGTTGTGAAGACTGTCTACGTAAGGAATCTACTAGCAGTTGAGACTGCGGGTCTAGTGTTTGCGTCATACCAGCGCCTGAGAAGTCTGAAGCACCTGCTCCAGTTGTTACAGAGTAAGGTCTAAACTCACTTGCTGTACCTACGTTGCCAGCTATTCTATCAGCAGCAGTTTCTAACTGCCCAGGCAATCCTCTAGCTTGGTCAATACCTTCTTGTGTAATGGCTGCGATACCTGTTCCAGCTAATAATTCAGATGTTAAACTCATGCTTCTAATTCCTCTATACGTGCAGTTAAATCTTTAATTGCTTGTACCATTATTGGTAGTAAATTACCATACTTGGCTTCAAGTCTATCGGGATTATCTTCCATAACCAACTCTAGTTTATCATTCTCTCCTTGACAGGCCTCTAACAACTCTTGAGCTATGAAGCCTATTCTAGTAGAACCGTCTTTAACATTACCTTCTCGTGTCTGCCACTTATACTGTTTAGGCTGTATAGTGTTGATAAAGTCTAAACCGTAAGGTGAATCAATAATATCAGTTTTATCTCTAACGTCTGATAAAGATGATATACTTGTATCATTACATCGTAAGCTTGTTACGTTAGAATCTCCGAGAGTAACTTGACCTGTAGCGGTTGTCGAAGAAGAATTAGAATTAAAACCAATACCTGTATTATAACTACCTGAACTATTCTGACGTAAAGCATAGTAACCTATAGCTGTATTTCTAGCTCCTGTGCTGTTATTGTATAAAGCGTCTGCACCTGTAGCTGTATTGTAACCACCTGTGGTAGTATTAAATAAAGCATAGTTACCAGTTGCTGTATTATAATCTGCTGTAGTATTCTTTCTTAAAGTACTACTACCAACAGCTGTATTACGAGTTCCTGTGTTGTTATCTCTTAAAGAAAAAACACCAACTCCTACGTTATAGACACCTGAAGCATTGTTCTTTAAAATCTCTGTACCGTAAGCTGTATTATAACTTCCCGTGGTAGTCGCATTAAAAGTGTCTAAACCAGCAATTGTATTATTAGTAGTAAAACTAATCTTATCTACAGTAGTTGTTCCTGTAAGTGTAGGGCTTATAGTAGGAGCTTTGTTTGAGTCTAATGTTGTAATACTTGTTGTATTTGAAGTGACTACAGAGTTTAAAGCAATACGAGCACTGTCTAAACCATCAGTAGTTGCTTTTATGTTGGTAAACTCTACCCCAAACTCGCTACCTTTAATAACCCTTAATGGATTATTCTCAGTAAGATTGTCTTTAGTAGTAAAATTAGTTGTTATATTATAAGTAGGCATTAATATGTACGTCCTATTGTTGCTTGTATATTGAATTCTTGGATAGAAACAGACGAACCACTAACGACAGAATCTAAGCCTATTGTTAAAAGATTGCCTGAGCCTGTAGCATTGATACGCTTAATAGAAACTTCACTTGAACCTGCACTGAAACTTCCGTAGTCTGTTGTAGTTGCTGCGGTACTGTAAAATAAAGCTTGGTTATAATAAGAAAGTTTACTGTTGTTTATAGTAAATACTTGAGACTTATAATCATTACTAACATCGTAAGCCCATTTAACTGTTACTTCTGAATTACCATTTGTAATTAGTGTTGGTGTTATCTTCTTGGCAAACTTAACCTTGGAAGGATCTCCAAAAGAAAGAGGATTACTAGCATAACGCATCGTGTAAGGTTGTCCGTTATCTAAATAACCATTGTACTTATTAATTCCTAAAGAACTTCCTATTAGTAAAGAATCATCTTGTGTCCTACAAAAACAAGCATGGTTTACCGAGTTCCAAGTGGTTACACGATAAGCTCCGTTTTCTAATAACCCTCTAGTATCAAAACAATATATTAAGTTGTTAGTAGGAAAAGAAAGTAAATAAAAACTATCTACAGGAGAATAAATTGCACGTACTTCTTGTTCTTCGTGTTTCCAAAAGTAAAGTAAATCATCTCTAACATTCTTACTAACATCGTTAATAGGGTTAGACTTCTCTTGTATAACACGCCCTAGTGACATCAAGCCTCTAGCAGATAAGAATAATAAATCAGTACCTGTTACCTGGATAGTATCACGAGCTACACAGCCTACACCATTAATAGTATCTGCTAAAGACATACTAGCAGGGTCTTCCGCACCTTGGTAAAGAACTATAGAGTTATAACCAAAGATTACAAGGAAACCGTTCCATACTGCTAAAGCTGTTACTTTATCACTACCGTCAGGCCATACCTTGTCTAAGTCAACACTACCACTACTACCAGAACTCCACCCTTCACCAATAAGAAGGTCACTCCAATAAACAGTATTAGGACTAGCAGCTACACCACTAACCCATAAACGACCAAGACCACCTATAGCTATATCACCTCTAGGGGCTGTACCACTAAAAGCAACCATCTCTACTAAACCGTTGGTTGTATCATAAACTAAAGGCTGAATGTTTTTATTAAAGAAAAAAGCCTTATCATTAAAATTAGTAATAACAAAGTTTTCATTAGTAATAGTATAACCAGCAGGTGTAATATTTGTTAGTGCTGTAGTACCTTTAAAGACTTTATTATCTGCTATAGTTAAAACCTCTACAGCTCCTGCAGCATCTTCATATTCATGTATAACTACAGGTGTTGAACCGTTAAGAGGTGTATTAGAGCCTGTAAGGGCTTGTAAGCCTTTCCTGCTTCCTATCCTACCAAACGTATCCATTACTATGTTATCGACTATTGAAGCGTACTGTGCGTCTCCTGATAGAGGACTATCCTGCGTGTTCAGACCTTTAAAGGCTGGAGCAGTAATTGTTATGTTCTGTAAAGGCTGTGCCATGTTTACCCCACTACAAATATAGTTTCTTCAGGATGCTTAGCTGCATCTAAAGCAATAGCATCTGATAATGTACGGTCTGCTGTAAAGAATAACTCTGCGGCAGATTGAGCGCCACTTTCACCACGTTCTCTTACAGCCATTGCTTGTGCTAAATGAATAACAGGAAGTACAGGAACTTTAATATTATCTATATCGTTGGATAATAAAGCGTTACGTAAGACTAGGTTGAAACGAATAGCATAAGCAGCATCAGGTATAGGATAAACATCAATAGTAGTATCTCCGTTATTGTCTACACCGTTAAAAGTGTAGTTACGAGGACTACTATTAACTAATCCGTGATTAAGGAAACGGTTATCAAACCACTTCTGATCTTTATAATCCATGAAGTAATTAGAAGTATCATTAATTACATTTAGTATTTCACTTTTGTTTCCACTACCTGTAAGAATATAATTAAAAATACCTACTTGTGTGTTGGCTGTAATGGTTGCTCTTAATGCTGACCAGTCCCAAGAATCTTGTACTTGGCTATGTGCATCATTAATAAATTCACCAACTAGTAAAGAATAAGATGTACTATTAACAGAATCAACAGTGTCCTCTCTCAGCCTAATTAGTACCTTGTTAACTAATTCTAAATATGTCATATCGTTCTCTCTTTTGTTAGGTAGTTACTTAGGTCTGCGTATTCTATACCTTTAACTAGTTCAGGGTCAGTTAATATAATATTTACTAAATCTGCTTTACTTGAACCTGCACCTCTTGAACCACTGCCACTACTACCACCTGCTAAGAGACTAGAAAGGTCTGGTAAGTCTATGTTTGGTAAGTCTATATCACCAATAAAGTCTTTAACGCTAGCTATTATAGGTTTTATTTCGTCTCTGTTAAAGTCACTTAATGTCTGTTTAAGACCACTTAAATCTACATCAGGAGCATCTGGCACGTTATCTGCAATAAACCTACCAGTCTCTTGAGCTATTTCAACTACAGTATCTTTAGCAGGTTGTACATATTCTTTATCTATAACCTTACCTGCTTCTAGTATAGTGTTTATAAACTCATTGTCTAATTCAAAGTCTCCTGTGTCTAAACCTTCAGGTATTAACTGACTAAGACCACCACCTTCTTTAGCATACTCTATAGCAGAGCTTAATAAGGACTCTTCAATACTACTACCTTGGGTTACTTTATCTGTAAACTTTATAGAAGCTGAAGCTAAAGCATCTGAGTTTTGACTAACCCATTCAATATCTCCAAAGCTTTCTTCTATTGTCTCTTTAGCAAATGTAAGAGGGGAATCTAATCCTCCAAGAGCTAACGCTGAAGTAACACCACTAAGTATATCTTTGTTCTCTACAGCCTTTACAACCTTTAAAGCATTACTTACATTGGAAGCTAAAGTAGCTTTATCAGCTAAGACAGCCGCAGAAGAAATAGCATCAGCAGTAACATTAGCACCTTGAGCAACGTTAGCTGCCTCAGCAGCCGTAGCCGCTTCTGAAATACTTGAAGCGTACTGTGTAGCTCCTGCAAAGATTGCAGCACCTGCTACATCTCCTAAGTCACCACCTTTTATGGCTGTTGCAGCACCACTAGCTACAGCTTTACCTACAGAGGCTGCGGCAGTTTGACCTAAACCTGCTGTTGCAAACACAGGAGCTAACGCAGCACCGACTGCTAAAGTTAAACCAGTTTCTACAGCAGCTTTGATGTAGTTAGTATCTGGCATTTTATAAGTAAATTCTTGCTTATCTTCATCATAAAGTAAAGTAGAAGTTCTTCCTCTTATGCCATTAGCATCTGCATAGTACATTTGTAATTGTTCTGTAGTTAAATCAGAACCTTCCATTTCAGCCATGTAGTTGTTTAAGCCTGTAAGGTATCCAGGAGAGTTAGTAAAATCATTTAACTCGTCTGCTTTCTGTTGAGCCATTCCTTCATCTTGTATCTGCTCGAACATATCAAAAGAAAGACCATCCTCTAACTTGTAATTCTTGGCTGCTTCTTGAGCCTCTTGTGTTGCATTCTTAACTGCACTTAAACCACCAATCCTGTCCATGTTAGCTAACGTCTTATCATCAGCTACAAAGCCTTCTGACCAACCTGCAGAAAAAGGAACAGTAACTGTAGGTGCTTGTAAGTCTTGACCAAACATACCAACTTGTTCTTCACTTCCTGTATCATAAACAGGTTGCTCTATTACACGCATCTTATTAGCTGAAGCAGGTGAGAAAGGCTTTACAGGCTCATTCAATGTAGTAGCTAAAGAATCTAAAGCTGTTCTAGAATTAGAAGGCGTATTAGCATCTAACAAATCACGAACTAGTGACCCTTGAGCAGGTGTTGTTATTCCATTATTATAAGTAATCATACTTAATAACCCTTTTTAGGTTTAGGAGCTGTCTTAGGCTTCGCTTTAGGTTTTGATTTCTTATAGATAGGAAAGTTACATGGTTTCATTATTTCTTACCTTTAAAGTTAATTACTTGTCTAACACCAAACGTAGCTGCTACTATAACACCTAGATAATACCTATACCACTCAGGCATCTTGTCTAAAGCTG